ATGAACCCTCGCAGGAGGACAAAGACCTGACTGCGTTCGTCACCGAGCATTGCGACCGCTGGCGCGACTACCGAAACGCTAATTTCCTTGAGAGTTACCTGGAATACGAGCGTATTTTCCGAGGACAGTGGGCAGCAGAGGACAAAACAAGGGAATCCGAGCGCAGCCGCATCGTCACCCCTGCCACTCAGCAGGCAGTTGAGACAAGGCACGCTGAGATCATGGAGGCAATCTTCGGTCAGGGCGAGTTTTTCGACATTACCGACGATCTCAGGGACGTAAACAACAATCCCATCGACGTTGCGATGCTCAAAGCGCAGATGATGGAGGATTTCAAGCTCGACAAGATTAGAAAGTCCATTGATCAGATTGAGTTGATGGCTGAAATCTACGGTACTGGCATTGGCGAGATCATTGTCAAGCAAGAGAAGACGTTTATTGCCGCAACCAGGCCAGTTCCAGGCCAAACAGCCGCTGCCATTGGTGTCATGGAGGGTGAGCGCACGGCAGTGAAGATTGTGCCGATTAACCCCAAGAATTTCCTGTTTGACCCCAACGGGACATCAATTGATGACTGCATGGGCGTGGCGATTGAGAAGTACATCAGTATTCACAAGATTGTTGAGGGCATTGAGAAGGGGATTTACCGCAAGGTAAACATCACCCCGACCTATGAGGACACCGACCTGGAGCCAACCCAAGAGATCAGCCAGTACCAGGACGAGAAGGTGCTGCTGCTGACCTACTATGGCCTGGTGCCGAGGGAGATGCTGGACAAGAAGGACGAGGAGATCGTCGATTTGTTCCCCGAGCAGTCAGCAGCCGACGAGTACAGCAACATGGTCGAGGCCATTGTGGTGATTGCCAATGACGGGATGCTGCTCAAGGCCGAGGCCAACCCGTACATGATGAAGGACCGCCCGGTCATCAGCTACCAGGATGACACCGTTCCCAACCGACTGCTGGGGCGCGGGACCGTGGAGAAAGCCTTCAATATGCAGAAGGCGATTGACGCCCAAGTCAGGTCACACCTTGACAGCCTGGCGCTGACCACCAGCCCCATGATGGCGATGGACGCCACCAGACTGCCCCGTGGCGCCAAGTTTGAAGTGAAGCCAGGCAAGGCATTGCTGGTGAACGGCAACCCAAGCGAGATTCTGTTCCCATTCAAGTTTGGTGAGACAAGCCTCAACAATCTCAACACCGCCAAGGAGTTTGAGAGGATGCTGCTGCAAAGCACAGGCACCTTGGATTCGCAGGGTGTGGTGAGCCAGCAGGCCCGTGATGGCGGCAGCATGAACATGGCGGTTGCGACGATTATCAAGAAGTACAAGCGCACCCTGGTGAACTTCCAAGAAGACTTCCTGATACCGTTCATTGAGAAGGCAGCTTACCGCTATATGCAGTTTGACCCCGAGCGTTATCCCAGCGTGGATATGAAGTTCATACCGACTGCGACATTGGGCATTATTGCCCGAGAGCATGAGCAGCAGCAGTTCATTGGTCTGTTGCAGACCTTGGGGCCAAACACCCCTGTCCTGCCGTTGATCTTGAAAGGCATCCTCAACAACAGCAGTCTGACCAACAGGTACGAGTTGATGGCGGCACTTGACCAGATGAGCCAGCCTGACCCCAACGCGCAGCAGAAGGCCATGATGCAGGAGCAGCTACAGATGCAAGCAGCACAGGCTCAGATTGCGGTCAACACTACGCAGGCCGAGCAGAACAGGGCAGAGGCGCAGAAGCTGATGACCGAGGCGCAGTTGATGCCTGCAGAGGTGCAGGCCAAGATGAGCGCCAGCCTGACCAAGAACCTGCCGAATGAAGACTCAGCAAACGCCAAAGAGTTTGACAAGCGCGTCAAGATTGCTGAACTGATGCTCAAGGAAGCTGACATCAAAAACAAGAGCAAGATTGTTGAACTGCAAATGAGCAACGCCAAGAGCAATGTGGTGGATATGGAGAACCAGTTTCTCGAAAAACTAGCAACGGAGTTGAACTATGGCAATCGATAAAATCTTCAACGATGCCAATGTCGATGGCATTGCCGACAACATCTTTGGTGCTGTCAACAACTCTGTGTCAGAGGTCAAGCAGATGCAGCAGCGCAAGGCTGCTGAGAATGTGCAGATGGTGGTTGAGGCGTTCAAGAAAATTGAAACCAACATTACCGAGAAGTTTGACAACGTCACCGATGTCATTGAAAAGCGAGTCCTGACCATCAAGGACGGTCGGGATGGCTCAAGCGGCAGCGATGGGCGCAACGGTCGGGATGGCAAGGCAGGGCGTGATGGCGTCAACGGCAAGCAAGGCATCCCAGGCACCCCCGGCAAGGACGGTGCAGATGGTGCGGATGGTGTGTCAGTCACCAACGCAAACATTGACTTTGACGGTTCGCTGGTTATTGCTTTGTCCAATGGACAAGAAATCAATGTTGGTGAGATCGTGCCGCCTGATTTGGAAAGGCAAATTATTGCATTTAACACCAGTCAGGCAGGCGGCAGCGGAACAGTCACCAGTGTGGCAACTGGCACAGGATTGACAGGTGGGCCAATCACCACAACTGGAACTGTTGCCCTAGCAAACACTGCTGTGACGGCAGGAAGCTACACCGCAGCCAACATCACTGTTGATGCCCAGGGGCGGCTTACAGCAGCTGCAAACGGGTCTGCTGGTGGCGGCACAGTCACCAGTGTGGCAGTTTCTGGCGGCACCACAGGCTTGACCACAAGCGGTGGGCCTATCACTGGCTCTGGCACGATTACCCTGGCAGGCACACTGGCAGTGGCTAACGGTGGTACAGGTACAGCAACGCCTGCAATTGTCGCAGGGACAAACGTCACGGTATCTGGCACCTGGCCTAATCAAACTATCAATTCAAGCGGTACTGGCGATGTTGTTGGCCCAGCCTCTGCAACTGACAATGCCATCACAAGATTTGATTTGACAACAGGCAAATTGATTCAAAACAGCCTGGTGACGGTAGCAGATGATGGCGCAATCACAGCGCCACAAGTTGGGTCAGTGATTCCTTTTTACTACGCTAACCAGGCAGCGTTCCCATCAGCATCTAGTTATCACGGTGCATTGGCTCACAGTCATTCAGACGGGGCAATGTTCTTTGCTCATGGCGGTGTTTGGAATAGGATTCTTGATGATGTGACAGATGTCACAGTAGCTCAAGGCGGTACGGGTCTTTCAACCCTCACCGCTAACAACGTGATTCTCGGCAACGGCGCATCAACGCCTCTGTTCGTAGCACCTAGCACTAGCGGTAACGTGTTGACAAGCAACGGCACAACCTGGCAGTCAACTACTCCTGCCTCTGGCGGCACAGTAACAAGCGCAAGTGTAGTGACCGCCAATGGCTTTGCCGGGACAGTAGCAACCGCAACAACAACGCCAGCCATTACGCTTACCACATCCATTACAGGTGTTCTAAAAGGCAACGGCACGGCAATCTCTGCTGCAACTGCTGGCACTGACTATGTAACCCCAACAGGCACAGAGACGCTGACCAACAAGACCATTGCATTTGGTAGCAACACCCTGTCTGATGTGGCAAGCCTGTCTACAGCGCAAACCTTCACAAGCACAAAGACCTTTGCAGGCTCATCTTCAGTGCTGGCAGAAATCCTGACCAATGCGGCAGAGGTGGCAACAGTCTCAGCCACAGCAGCCACAGGCACGATCAACTACGATGTCACCACGCAGTCTGTCTTGTATTTCACAACTAACGCATCAGCCAACTGGACTGTCAACTTCAGAGCGTCCAGCGGTACATCGTTGAACACTGCTATGTCCACGGGTCAATCCGTGACTGCGGCTTTCCTTGTCACGCAAGGCTCGACTGCTTACTACAACAGTGTGGTGCAGGTAGATGGCTCAACGGTAACTCCCAAGTATCAAGGCGGTACAGCGTATGCGGCTGGTAATGCAAGTTCGGTTGATGTGTATGTGTACACGATTATCAAAACGGGCAATGCGGCATTCACTGTGTTCACCTCACAGACCAAGTTTGCGTAAGGACTGATATGCCATTAGTACAAACAAGGGGTGCGGCATCAGCCCAAGGCTTCGGTGAGTTTGCACAGGCGACTGTTGCTGCCGACTACATTGAGGACGTGTTCAGCACATTTTTGTACACGGGTACAGGCGCAACACAGACCATCACCAACAACATTGACTTGTCTACCGAGGGTGGGTTGGTTTGGATTAAGCCAAGAAGTTTGGCTGACAACCACTCTTTATTTGACACTGCACGGGGTGCGTTAAATCGTTTACGCTCTAATGATAATACCGCAAATGTTGTGCAAGTGCATGGGTTGAATGCCTTTAATACTACTGGGTTTTCTATTACGGGTGCAAATGGAGAGACTAATCAAAACACCATTACCTACGCCTCATGGACATTCCGAGAGCAGCCAAAGTTTTTTGATATTGTGACGTATACGGGGGATGGGGCATCCTCAAGAAACATTACGCACAACCTTGGCTCAGTTCCCGGCTGCATGATTATTAAGCGTACTGACATCACAGGTAGCTGGGTTTTTTATCACAGAAGTTTAAATGGCGGGGTAGATCCGCAACAATGGCTTTTGCTTATGCAATCAACAAGTGCTCAAATCTCGGACTCTGTTTTTAGCACATTTGCAAATACCGCTCCAACTTCAACACAATTTACTGTAGGTTTTAGTAGCAACGTAAACGCATCAGGCGGCACATACGTAGCCTACCTATTCGCTCATGACGCAGGCGGCTTTGGCCTGACGGGTACTGACAATGTGATTTCGTGTGGGTCGTTTACTGATACAGCTACTGGCGGCGTTGTTAATCTGGGATATGAGCCGCAGTTTGTATTGGTAAAAAGTGTAGATGTAGCGGGTCAGTGGTTTATGCTGGATACGATGCGGGGATGGATTAACGATTCCGGCGTTGGTGGTGCTGGTTTAGATAAATATCTTTGGGCAAACTCTTCAAACGCTGAAGGCAGTTACCAAATGGGTGAGCCAACAGCAACAGGGTTTAGGTTTAAAGACAACGGTTCTGGAACCTACATCTACATAGCCATACGCCGTGGCCCGATGAAAGTGCCTACGCTGGGGACGAGTGTGTTTGAGCCTGTTGCATATAGCGGTAATAACGCAGCAGAAGTAAATGTAACTAGCGCCGTAAATGCGCCATCTTTTTCTTTGACGCAGCAAAGAAATAACGCTTCTTGGCAAAATCATGTTTATGATCGATTGCGCGGAAACAATAAACGCTTAAGAACATCCAGCACAGGTGCAGAAGTCAGCGCAAATGGCGTGTTTTTGCAAAACGGAATTACGTTGGCGGCTAGTGATGACAACAACACATCAGGCGTCAATTACATCAATTATTTTTTCCAACGCGCCCCCAGCTTCTTTGATGAGGTTTGCTATACAGGAGATGGAAGTAACCCCCTTGTTTTAAATCATAATTTGGGCGCTGTGCCTGATATGATAATTGTAAAAAGTAGAAGTGCAGTTGGAAATTGGTGGAGTTACCAGAGTGCATTAGGCAAAGACAAATATATTTTATTAAACACTTCATCTCTTGCTTCTACTAACGCAGATTCTTGGGGATCATCCGGCCCAACTTCAACTCAATTTACAGTTAATTTTGGGGCTGTAAATACAGCAAGCGTTACCTACGTTGCCTACCTCTTCGCAACCTGCGCTGGCGTTTCCAAAGTATTTAGCTACACAGGCAACGGCTCATCACAGACAATTAACTGTGGCTTCACAGCAGGGTCAAGATTCGTAATGATTAAGCGCACTGACTCAACAGGTGATTGGTACGTTTGGGACAGCGCAAGGGGAATTGTTGCGGGTAATGACCCACACCTTAGCCTCAACGATACAGCCGCAGAAGTCACGACAGACGACAGCGTGGATACAGACAACACAGGGTTTATTGTTAATCAGCTAGCAGCAACAAACGTGAACGTAACTTCTGCAACCTACATTGGACTCGCAATCGCGTAAGGACACACTATGCAAATCAGAACAAATGACGGTCAAATAATGTACGAGGCAGAGTTTCGTGCATACCAAAAAGCCAATGGTGGCCCAACATGGGACACAACGACAACCGAGGTGCTAGAAGCCTTAGGTGCTGATGTAGTCTTTGAAGGCCCACAAGCATCTGGCGGGACGGTCTACCAGTACAGCCAACGCGGTGGCGTCGAGCAGATCAGCGGCAAGTGGTACACCAAGCACATCCTCGGGCCTGTGTTTACCGACACAGCAGCAACAGACACAACCCCTGCCCAGACTGCTGCCGAGCAAGAGGCAGCTTACAAGGCCAGCAAGGACGCAGATCAGGCCAAGTCAGTACGCACCAGCCGGGATGACAAGCTGAAGGAAACCGATTGGATCGTCATCAAGAACTTGGAGTTGAACGCTAACATCCCCGGTGCGTGGGAAGTCTACCGCCAAGCATTAAGGGACATCCCAACACAGGCTGGTTTCCCTTGGACAATCACTTGGCCTGACGCACCATGACTGAGAAAATGATCAGCGAGACAGAGGCCAAGCTGGCAGTGCATGAGGCCATCTGCGCCGAAAGATACGAGGGCATCCAGAAGAGTTTTGCCGCTGGCTCAAAGCGCATGACAAAGATTGAGTACCTGCTGTACGTTGTGATTGCAGCGGTGCTGTTTGGCCCCGGCGTGGCTGGTGAGTTTGTTAAGAAAGTACTGGGGTTGTAATGTGGACTTCTTTGACGTTCTTTCCAAAGCATGGCCCATACTGCTGGCAATCATCACGTTGATCATCGTCTTGGCAAAGCTAGATTTACGGGTAGCTGTTTTGGAGGACAAGATCAAAACCCTGTTTGAGATGTGGAATAAAAAATGACGCCAGAACTGCAAAAATACTACGACGACAGGTTTGACCTGTTTTCCAAGCCTGGCTGGGCCGACTTGATGGAGGATGTTGACAACGTGATCAATTCCATCAACAATGTCAGCAATGTTTTGGACGAGAAAGATTTACAATTCAAAAAGGGCGAATTGTCCATTTTGATTTGGCTGAAGAATCTAAAGCAAGTAAGCGAAAGAGCCTACGAGGATTTATGAACAGAATTTACGGATTTGTCT